TGTCGTCTCCGGGCACGCAGTCGGCAGCGGACGCCGCGCTCATCGCCACCGCCGCGATCGTCAAGAAGGCCAAGACGAAGGCGGGCAAGACTCAGGCGGCGGCACTCGCAGCACGCAGGGTCGCTGCCACTAGTGCGTACTCCTTCGCGCGACAGAATGCCGGCGTGGAGTCACGCGCGCGGATGTCGCTCTCACTGGGCTACGGCGAGAGCGGCCGTGCATCCACCTCGCGCATCCAACTCGCAAGCGGCATCGAAGCGTACTACCCGTCGATACGGCCGGGCAGCATCGCGCGCGTCGTCGGCTTGCCGACTGGCCCCGTGGATCTTCGCATCGAGGCCGTGGAGTGCACGGGCGACAACTCGTGTTCGCTCGACTTGGGGCCGGACAGCGGCCGGCTCGACGCACTACTCGCGCGCGTGAGTTAGGAGAACATCATGGCATCAGCATCACCGGCGGCGAAGTCGCTGCTCGCACAGGCGACGGCGGCATGGCCCAATCGCGTCAAGGCGTCAGACGGCCTCATGCCGTCCGCGGCACATCTCAAGGCGAGCCCGCACTCCGACCACAACGCCGGAAACGCCGTCGACCTGTCGCGCGACGACCGCTGTTTCAACGCGACGACCGTCTCGCGCGCGCTTGCGAACGACCCGCGCTCGAAGTACGTCATCTACAACGGGCAGATATGGAGCCGCGCGCTGCGCATCTTCGGGTGGCGCAAGTACACCGGCACGAACAAGCACACAAAGCACATCCACATCTCGATCTACGACGCGAAGCGCAGCGACGTGTCACGGTGGTCGTGCCTCGCGGTAGAGCCGGTGCTCACGCTGTCGATCAGCAAGAACCGCGCGAACATCAAGGAGGGCTACGTGCTCTCCGGCGCCATCTCGCCGGTCGTCGCGAACGCTCCTATGGTCATCTCCTACCGCCGCCCGGGCGAGGCGTTGTGGAGGGCGTGGATCACCGTACCCACCGACGCCTCCGGACACTTCTCGGTCGGCACACGCGGGTATCGCCTCGGGACCTACACCTACCGCGTCATGTTCCCGGGGGACGCTACGCACGCCGTCGGGCGCTATGTCTACGACACCGTGGAGATCGTCCGATGACGTGGGAGACGGTCGGCCTCATCGTCGCATCTGCCGTCGCACTCGGCTCCCTTGCACTCAATGCCGCGCAGGGACGCTTCAACGCGCTCCAGACCCGCGCGAAGTCGCAGCGCGACCAGAAGGACATCGAGATCAAGGGCAGAGCGCAGGACAACGCTGACGACGCGCAGGTGCTGTCCGTCGCCAAGGTGAACATCGAGATGCTGGAGAAGCAGAACGAACTGCTCACCGAACAGATCGTGTACAACGCCGCGCAAGTCACGCAGGAGCGTGTTGACTGGCGCAAGCGCGAGGAGGAGTGGCGCCGGGAGAAACGCAACTTCGAGGGCCGCATCTCCGACCTCGAGAAGTCGTACCGCACCCTCGTGACGCAGGTGCAGGATCTCGGAGTGTGCACGCGGTTTGAGACGTGCCGGGACTACAACCCGCCGGGGCGCCGCATCCCCGAAGTGAGCAAAGCCGACGGCACGGACTGACGCATTCGTACATGACACAAGCGCCGAGTTGACGCGACGGTTCGTGCATGGCCCCCGTGGGAGGGAGAGCCCGTGGCTCGCGACACTGACACCGTGTTCTGGAAGACGAAGGAGTGGTGGGCCGACAACTGCCACCTCGGAGCGACACAACTCTCGGACAAGTTCGGCGGTCCCGCTCCAACGTGGTCGCATCGGCTCAAGACGGCGCGGCAGATAGACAAGCGTGACAGGTGGGGGCTCGCTTGGGCCCTCATCACGCGCGGCTCCAACCCCATATCGCCGCCCGACGAGGCTGTGACACCCCCACGCTGCGACAACTGCACCATGACGGTCACAGAGCGCGTCGAAAAGGACCGCGAGGTACGACGACTGGGCGAGCGCGTGCGCGATGCCGAAGCGAAGTACAACGAGGCCATACGCGGTGGCGAGGTAGAGGACCGCATCATCGCCACAATGGAGCGCAAGGTTCCGCTACTGGCGCCAGTGCAGTCTCCAGCTCCCACCCCACGCCAGGGAGCGCGCAGCGAGGAGACGGTGGTCGCGCTCATCTCCGACTACCACATCGGCGAGGTCGTGTCTGCCGAGGAGACGGGCGGCTTGGCGCACTATGACTTCGACACGTTCATGCGCCGCTTCACCTACCACATCGATTCCATCGGCGGCATCTGCTTCGGCAAGCTCACGGGCTACAAGCTCCCGCGTCTGCACATCGCGATGCTTGGCGACATGATCTCCGGCATCATCCATGAGGAGCTTGTGGAGACAGCCGAGGGCACCATCATGGAGTGGGTGATCGACGGCGCGCACGTCATCGCGCAGGGCATCCGGCAGCTCGCGTCCGAGTTCGAGTCGGTGCAGATCGATTGTGTAGTCGGCAACCATGGGCGCATGTCCAAGCAGATACGGTTCAAGCAACGCTACGTGAACTGGGACTACCTCTGCTACCACTTCATCCGCCTAGAGCTCGCGGACCAGCACAACGTCACGTTCAACATCCCCAAGTCGTTCTACATGCTCTCGCAGGTCGAGGGCCACGGGATGCTCTTGCTACATGGCGACAACATCAAGTCGTGGAACGGCGTGCCGTGGTACGGCATCAACCGCGCGGTGACGAACCTCTCGGCGCTCCTGCACGCGCAGAAGCGCACGTTCGACATCGTGAACCTGGGCCACTTCCACAACGCCGGCACGCTCGACCGTATCGACTCCGAGCTGATCTTGAATGGCTCGGCCGTCGGTGGCAACGAGTTCAGCATCGGCGCGCTGTTCGCGTCCAACCAGCCGCGACAGGTGCTCTACGGCGTGCATCCGGATCGCGGTCGGACATGGCAGTACGCTTTGGATTTGTCCCATGGCGACGACAAGGAATCGAGGTACACGGTATGAGCCCCCGCCGCATGATCTACCTCGCGGGCCCGTATACACACCCGGACCCCGTCGCCAACACGCACAAGGTCGCACGCGTCGGCACCATCGTCTACGAGCTCACGGAGTGGGTGCCGTTCATCCCGCACCTCTCCTTGCTGTGGCACATGGTCACGCCGCGTCCTGAGTGGCACTGGTACGAACTCGACCTGCACCAGATGTCGCACTGTGATGCCATCGTGAGGCTGCCCGGAGCATCATCCGGCGCCGACCGCGAGATGGAAGTCGCCGCAGCGTTCGGGCTCGACATCATCGCGTTCGAATCGCTCCCCGAGGAGGCGCAGCGCGCATGGCTGGACTAGATGGGTGGGCGTCCGCGAAGTCCGTCATGGACGAGGCTGCGCAGATCGTGCAGAACGACCGGGCGACCGCCTACGATGCGCCAGAAGACAACTTCGCCCGCATCGCGGCGTGTTGGACCGCCCTGCTCGATACGCGCCTGTCCGCGCCGATAACGGCCCCAGACGTGGCACGGATGATGACCGCGCTCAAACTCGTGCGCGATGCTCACGCACCGAAGCGCGACAACCGCGTGGACGCCATCGGGTACCTGCTGTGTCTGGAGCGTTCCGAGCCGACCACGTAGAACATGCTCGCAACCGCCGTTATTCATGGCGGCCAGACATAAGGAATCGGCCGGTGGTCCCTCTCCCAGCCCTGCGGCGGCAGCCGTGGCTTGTTGGTGATGCCCTCGGTCACAAGGTGGCGGCGTACAAATGCGGCGAGTGCGTTCTAGACGCGCGATGACCCGAACAAAGGCCGCCACCGCATAGGCACTCGCGCGGGCGTGGCCCTCGAAAGCCCACCGCGCTAGCCAAGATCGCCCCGCGCCCCTCCCCCGCGGCGTGCGGTCGGCCCCCGTCACTTCGGTGGCGGGGGCTTCTTTGCGTTCACGCTCAAGTATAGGTTGACGGTCAGACACACTCTCAACTAGCGCACGGGGCGCGATTCGTGTTGACATGCGCCCGTCACGGATTTAGTATGCGTGAGATAGGTTCACAACACAGGAGGAACCCATGCCGCTAGAGATAGACGGGCCCGCGCTCCGGCGCATCCGCGAGGAGCACCTCCTCACTCCGGATCAGCTTTCACAGAAGTCGGGCGTGGCCGCAGTCACGATCAGCCTGCGCGAGCAGTCCGGATGGAGTCGCGCCAACATCACGACGATCCAGAAGCTAGTCAAGGCGCTGAAGGTCCCGGCGGCGGACTTCACTCGCTGGGTCGAGTAGCAGTGGCGCGCATTCCGTGGTTCCGCGTCTACTACGAGGCGAGGACCGACAAGAAGGTAGCCACACTCACCGACGCCGAGCATCGCGTCTGGTTCGACCTCATGTGCTACGCCGTCGAGCAGAGCGGGCGCCAGATGCGCCTGACAGGTGAGGACACGGAGCCCGACGTCCTTTCGGTCGAGGTCGCCGGCGGCGACACGGAGTTGCTCAACGCCGCGATCGCCAAGCTCGTGCGCCTCAAGATCATCGCGGTCGGCGACACTTTCATCGTCTTCATCCATGGCGAGGAACGGCAGTACGACAAGCCGTCCGACATGCCGGATGCCGTCCGGGAGCGTGTCGCCAAGTCACGCGATAAGGGCGATGTGAAACGCGATGTAACGCCCTGTATCGCCATTCCTCCGTTAGAGGAGAGGAGAGGAGAAGAGAGTAGAGAAGAGCAGAGCGAAGACCTTACGCCGCCACCCCGCTACGACACACTCCCGGAGTGCTTCTCGAAGTTCCCCACGCTCAAGATCGACGGCATCCCCATCGCGGCGTTCATCCCGCAGTCGTTCGAGCGCAAGTTCGGCATGACCTCCCCCGCGAAGTACGGCGCGTTCTGCGCCGCGGTCAAGGAAGGCTGTCTGCCGGCGTGCGACGGCTCGAAGAAGCAGTGCGTGTGGTGTGCCGAGCACATCGACTACAAGATCGGCGCGAAGTCGGAGCGACTCCTGCTCATGGCGATGCGCGCCGACCGAGAGGTGGTGCCGCCTGATGCCCGACGCAGGTAGCGCCTTCTCTGACGACTTCGTAACCATCCACCACGGCGACGCGTGGGAACTCGCGCCGACGCTCGCGCCGCAGTCAGTCCACACCATCGTGACATCCCCGCCGTCAGAGGTGGTCGCGCGCCCCGCCATTAAGTGCATGTGCGGCCTCCCAGAGGGACGCGCGGTATGCGATGCCATCGGCGCTAATCCTTCCGCGCATGGCGGTTGTGAATCCACCCCAACGGTTGGCGATCACGGTCGGAATCCTCTCGACATGCTCCGCCGGAAGGTTGCGCTTGTGCTCCGTAAGCGCGAGCACGATACGCGCCTGCTCGGACTTGACGCGCAGGTAGGGGAGCAGCGCGACGAGAATCTCGGACGCCCTCTTGTCTGTGGCTTGGTAGCAATACAGCGGGCGACCGTTGTTGGCGTTCGGCTTCTCCTTGTAGTACCAGCCGCCGAGCGTTTCCGCGAGCAATCGGATCGCGGGTTCGTCCACCATCCTAATCTGCACCAGCTCGTGATAGCTCATGTTGACGCGGCCCGTCAGGTTCTTGTACGGCTTCGAACGCTTGATTCCGACGCATCCCTCTCCATCGACAATCCCTGCGATGTATGCTAGTGTCTCACTCATCGCGGCAACCTCTCTATAGGGGATACTGCCATTATAGCACAGGAGGTGATGCCGCGTGACGAGTGAAGCCGCATTCTCTGACGACTTCGTGACGATACTGCACGGAGACTCGTGGGACTTGGCCCCGCAACTGGAGCCGCAATCCGTCCATACGATAGTGACTTCCCCGCCCTATTGATTGGGGGCTGCGCGACTACGGCGAACCGGGGCAGTTCGGCCTCGAGCCGACGCCGGAAGCGTACGTTGCTCGCCTCGTGGAGTTGTTCGCGCTCCTGCGTCCGGCGCTGCGGGACGACGGCACCGTGTGGCTGAACTTGGGCGACTCGTATGCAGCATCACCGGGGCAGCGCAAGTCAACGGATTCCGCTGGTGCGAAGCAGCAAACTAAGCGCGGTAGCGCCGACTCCCCAAGCCGGGACGTGGACGGCATCGCGGCAAAGAACCTCATTGGCATCCCGTGGCGAGTCGCGTTCGCGCTCCAAGCGGACGGCTGGTATCTGCGGAGCGACATCATCTGGGCGAAGAAGAACTGTATGCCCGAGAGCGTCACCGATCGCCCGACGAAATCGCATGAGTACATCTTCTTGCTGTCGAAGCAGCCGTCCTACTACTACGACGCCGACGCTATCAGGACGCCTCACGCGGAAGTGTCGCTGGCCCGAGTTCAGAAGCCGTTTCACACATCCGATGATGTCGGAGGTCGCGCGGTGAACGGGCGTGAGGACGGCGATATGTCGCAGTTTTGCCACCCGCTCGGAGCGAACAAGCGCACCGTGTGGAACGTTGCGACCGCGCCATTCAAGGCCGCACACTTCGCCACGTTCCCGCCCGCGCTCATCACGCCATGCATCCTCGCGGGCTGTCCAGAGGGCGGCACCGTGCTCGACCCGTTCATGGGCAGCGGCACGACCGCGCAGGTGGCGCGCTCGCTCGGACGGCACGCTGTCGGCTTCGAGCTGAACGCGGAGTACATCGGGATCGCGGCCACTAGCCGCCTAGCGCAAGGAGTGCTGCTGTGAAGTACGACCCGATTACAGGACGCACGACTGAGTACACGCAAGACGACGCGAAGAACGACGTGAACGCGCTCCACACGATGCTCGACTCCGACCACCGCGACATCATGGACGACGAGCGCGACCGACTTGTTGCCTTCATCGACGGCGCTCCGTTCCCGCCGTTCAGCCCCGCGCAGCAGGAGTACATCTTCCAAGCCATCCGCGACGTCCTGCACGAGGCGACGCTAGAGATGCGCACGCGCGGAATCAGAAGCAGCGACCTGCTGTGAGCGCCGTCCAGCCCCGCTATCAGGACCGCCGAGCGTGCCCCAAGTGCGGCTCACTCCTTGCGCGCTGGTGCTCCGAGGTCGTGGGCGACGACGGCGAGAGTCACGTCGTCAACACGCCAGGACACAGCTCGACGCGTCCGTACGAAGGCCACTTGCGCTCCGGCGACGTGATCGAGCACACGGTCGAGGTCGGCTCCGGGCGCTCGTCGGACAGCAAGACGGTCCGCGAGGTTCGATGGGACTACTTCTGCGAGGCGTGCCAGATCGACTACTACCCGTCGGCCACCGTCCCGTTCGGGGGCGAACTGCCCGCGAGTGCGTACTACGATCCCGAATCGCCCGAGGACCGGCGCGCGAGGCTGGAGCGGGCGCGGGCGACATTCATGGCGAACGTTGTTGACACCCCGCCAACGCAGGTATAATCTCTACACAACGGGCGATGGGAACGCCCTCTAGGGAAGGGGAGCAAGATGACAACCGCCACGATCGTCACGGAGAAGTTCTTGGAGGTGTACGCGGAGGTCGCGAACCCCAAGAAGAACGCCGCAGGCAACTACGGCAAGTACGCCAACCTCGAAGAGCTGCTGAACGTCACACGTCCGCTTCTGTCCGCCGCCAGCCTCGCACTCGTGCAGGAGCCGGTATCGGGCGACGACGGCGCGGTAGGCGTCCACACGCGGCTCATCCACTCCAGCGGCGGCGAGATTGACTTCGGTTCGTACACGGTGCCGCTCGCGAAGCACGACGCGCAGGGCGCCGGCAGCGCGATCACCTACACGCGCCGCTACGCCATCGCCTCGATCTTCGGGTTGGCGCAGGAGGACGACGACGGAGAAGGCGCGAAGAGCGCCCCGTCTAGCGCATCAGCGCCCCGTAGCGCCCCGCAAGCCGCGAAGTCCTCACCCGCGCCCGTCGATGGCGACCCTGCCGCGCACGTCGTCGAGTTTGGCAAGCACAAGGGAACGACGATCCTCGCGCTCGCGTCCGACCCCGAGACAGCGGGCTACGTCTCGTGGATGGCGAATCAGGACGGCGACAAGCCGGGGTTCGCAGCGGCCAAGGCGTTCCTCGCGGGCACCAAGGCCACCGCATCTTCTGCGCCGGCCGACTACGACGAAGCACCCGAGTACACCGACGCCGACGTATAGGGGGAGAACATGAAGATTCAGCGCATCACCGACCAGTCCCGTCGCGACTTCACCGCCGTCTACGAATGCGAGGGGTGCGGCGCGGTCGAAACGAGTTACGGCTACGACGACTCGAACTTCCACCAGCGCGTCATCCCGAACATGGTGTGCAAGTCGTGCGGCAAGACGTCGGTCACGCTCGGGGTGGACATCCGACCGCTTGCCACGCGCTACCCCGACGGGCAGGTGGTCTAGCCATGAGCGACACGCTGCAAGAGATCGTCGAGGAGTTCGAAGACGAGTTCGCCCCGCGCGACGACTACGTGCCCGACAGCGACGAGAAGTTCGAGTACCGCTCCCGCGCGTACCTCGCGGCCAAGGCCCACATCGAGAAGCTCGAGGAGTGGAAGGCGCAGCAGATCTACGTGCTCACCAAGAAGTTCGACGCGCGGATCTCCGTCGCGTACGCCGACCAGGAGCACCACCGCGCGCTCATCGAGGAAGGCTTGCTGCGCATGGAGCCCGACGCCAAGGGCAAGCGCACCGTCCGCGTCCCGTCCGCCACGGTCTACACGACGCACCGCGTCTCGATCGTGCGCCCCGACGACGAGAAGGCCCTCGCGCTCGGGACGACGCTCGGTGTCGCGCCGATCACGAAGCCCGACTGGGCGGCCGTCAAGAAGCACCTCACGGTCGAGAACGTGGACGACACGCTCGTGGTCGTCGCCGATA